CAGAGCAGCTGAAGCGTTTAAGAAAAGACAAGAATTATTAAACAGATAAAAATAAAAAATAAAATGGAAAAAATCCTACAAGACAATCCAGGACGTTTTGTCCTATTCCCTATTGAACATCACGATTTATGGAAATTCTATAAACAATCGCAAGCATCTTTTTGGACTGCGGAGGAAATTGACTTAGGTCAAGATGTTTCAGATTGGGAAAACAAATTAAATGACGACGAAAAACATTTCGTTAAACACGTATTGGCATTTTTCGCCGCTTCAGATGGTATTGTAAATGAAAATTTAGCAATTAATTTCCATAATGAGGTACAATATACTGAAGCTAAATTCTTCTACGGTTTCCAAATTATGATGGAAAACATTCATAGTGAAACATATTCACTTTTGATTGATACTTTAGTGAAAGATAAAGATGAACAAACATACCTTTTCAATGCGGTTGATACGATACCTGCAGTTAAAAAGAAAGCGGATTGGGCATTAAAGTGGATTAATTCAGATTCATTTATTGAACGAATTATTGCTTTCGCTGCGGTTGAAGGTATCTTCTTCTCAGGTTCATTCTGTTCCATTTTTTGGTTAAAGAAACGTGGTTTGATGCCAGGTTTAACTTTCTCTAACGAATTGATTTCTAGAGATGAGGGTGTTCATTGTGATTTTGCTTGTCATATCTATAACGAACATATCGAAAATAAGATTGACCCAAATCGTATTAAAGAAATTATTTGTGGAGCATTAGAAATTGAAAAAGAATTTATTTTGGAGGCTTTACCAGTTCGTTTAATTGGTATGAACTCAGATTTAATGTCACAATATCTTGAATTTGTTACAGATAGATTATTGGTATCTTTAGGTGTACCAAAAGTTTACAACTCAGAGAACCCATTTGATTTTATGCAAAACATTGCATTACAAGGAAAAACAAATTTCTTTGAAAAAAGAGTGGCTGAATATCAAAAAGCCGGAGTAAATAATGTTGCAACTGAAGATTTAGATTCAGCGTTCGGCGACGATATTGAATTTTAAAATATTAATACAAAGATGAAAGTAAAGAAAAGAGACGGATCCTTAGAAGAAATGAGATATGATAAAATCACTAGAAGAATTACAGTCTTCTGTAGTGATTTGAATTTAGAGTATATTGACCCAACATACGTTACATTAAAAGTAACTCAAGGGATATATGATGGTATATCAACAACTGAATTAGATGTATTAGCTGCGGAAACTGCCGCAGCTATGGTAACCACCCATCCTGATTATGCTAAATTAGCTGGAAGATTGGCCGTTTCTAATTTACATAAAACAACACATAAAAAGTTTTCACAATGCATAAAAGAACTTCATTCATTTGTGGAACCTAAAACAGGTAAAGAATCATCTTTAATTGATGGTGACATTTACAAATTTGTGATTGAAAATAGAGAAGTGTTAGACGGCGCAATCCACCAAGAAAGAGATTTAGATTTTGATTATTTTGGGTTTAAAACATTAGAACGTTCTTACCTACTTAAAATAGGTGAGAGAGTTGTTGAAAGACCTCAATATCTTTATATGAGAGTTGCGGTGGGTATTTGTAAAGGAGACATTAAAGAAGCACTTCGTATATATGACGACCTTTCACAACATTATTATACTCACGCTACACCAACATTATTCAATGCGGGTACACATAGACCACAAATGTCATCTTGTTTCTTAGTCGGAAACAAAGGTGATGATATCGATGGTTTATTTGATACATTAAAAGATGTTGCTAAGATTTCTAAATGGGCAGGAGGTATTGGTTTACACGTTCACGATGTTAGAGCTAAGGGTTCTTACATAAAAGGTACGGGAGGTCAATCTGACGGATTACTACCAATGATGAAAACTTATAACGAGGTTGCTCGTTGGATTAATCAAGGAGGTAAACGAAAAGGTTCTTTCGCTGTTTATCTTGAACCGTGGCACGCTGATGTTATGGAATTTATCGATTTAAGAAAAAATCACGGTAAAGAGGAAATGAGAGCAAGAGATTTGTTCTTAGCTATGTGGACGCCAGGTCTTTTTATGGAAAGAGTTGAATCTGACGGTGATTGGACATTATTCTCACCGGATGAGGCCCCTGGTTTGTCGGACGCATATGATTCACCTGAAGATAAAGCGTTTACTCGTTTATATGAACAATACGAACAAGAAGGTAGAGGAAGAAAAGTAATCAAAGCGAGAAAGTTAATGGATTCAATTTTAACTGCTCAAATTGAAACAGGTACACCTTATATGTTATATAAGGACCCTGCAAATTATAAATCAAACCAAAAGAATTTAGGTACAATTAAATCTTCTAATTTATGTACTGAAATTATTGAATATTCTTCACCAGAAGAACAAGCGGTTTGTAATTTGGCATCTATTGCATTACCTAAGTACATAAAAAATGGTGAATTTAATCACGAATTATTATATGATAACACTTACCAAGTTGTGAAAAACTTGAACAATGTGATTGATTTAAATTACTACCCAACAGAAGAAACAAAACGTTCAAATTTTAGACATCGTCCAGTAGGTTTAGGTGTACAAGGATTGGCGGATGTATTTTGTATATTAGGTTTACCATTTGAATCTGAAGAAGCGGATAAATTACAAACTGAAATTTTTGAGACAATTTATTTTGCGGCTATGAGTTCATCTAATGACATTGCAAAAGAAATTGGACCATATGAGACTATCGAAGGTTCTCCAATTCAAAAAGGAATTTTCCAATATGAAATGTGGGGTAAAACTGATGACGATTTATCAGGTAGATGGGATTGGAAAAAATTGAGAAAAGATGTTGTTAATTATGGTGTTAGAAACTCATTATTAGTTGCACCAATGCCAACGGCATCCACTGCACAGATTTTAGGTAATAATGAAGCGTTCGAACCTTTCACAACTAATTTATATTCACGTAGAACTTTGAGTGGTGAATTTGTAATGATTAACAAACATTTAGTTTCGGATTTATTAAAATTAGGATTATGGAACGATACCATTAAAAATAAATTAATTATGGAAAATGGTTCGGTTCAAAACATTCCAGAAATTCCGACTGAATTAAAAGAAGTTTATAAAACAGTTTGGGAAATGTCTCAAAAACGAGTTTTACAAATGGCGGCGAATAGAAGTATCTTTATCGACCAATCACAATCGTTGAATTTATTTGTGGATAACGCAACTAAACCTAAATTATTGGCGGCCCACTTATATGGTTGGAAATTAGGTTTGAAGACTGGTATGTACTATTTGAGAACAAGAGCGGCGGTTGACGCGATTAAAGGGTTAGGTGTGGACACATCGACATCTAAACTAACGGAACAAACCTCGTCAGTTAGTAATGTGGAAGTACCGACAAATAACGTATTAATTAGTGAACAAACACCTGAAGTGGTTATGACTTCAGAACGACCAACTGACTCACCTTTTGAGTGTGAAGGATGTGGTTCATAAGGTAATAAAAACGTAAATAAACTAATCGCGACATTATATAGACATAGTGTCGCGATTTTTTATTTATTACCATTTTAGATTAGTTTATATTTATTTGATATGGCAGCAACTTACGGTATAGATTTTCCATTTAGGAATAGTGTAAAAGGTGACTTTTTAAGAATGACAGAATCACCTGAAAGAGAGGTTCGTGCAAATTTAGTTCACCTATTATTAACGAGAAAAGGTAGTAGATATTACTTACCTGATTTTGGTACTAGATTATATGAATATATCTTTGATCAGAACGACGTGGTTACATTCGGTTTAATTGAGGATGAGATAAGAGAAAGTATTAAAAAATACATCCCAAATCTGGATATAAACTCAATAAACATTGTGTCGGCGGAAAATGACCCTGAAGAGACTAAACTATATGCTCAAGACGAAGATGAGAGATTATTTAGAGTGTCGGACGCAACTAGTAAACCATATACCGCTAAGGTAAAAATAGACTATACAGTTAATAACGGAGCATTCACTTCATCCGATTTTGTAATTATAAACATATAAAATGGCAAAAAAAATATCATACGCAACAAGAGATTTTGCGGGATTAAGACAAGAGTTAGTTAATTTAACAAACGATTACTATCCAGAGTTAATAAAGAATACTAATGACGCATCTATCTTTTCGGTCTTATTGGACCTAAACGCTGCGGTTGCTGACAATTTACATTTCCATATAGATAGAGTTTGGCAAGAAACAATGTTAGATTTTGCTCAACAAAGACAATCTCTTTTTCATATTGCAAAAACTTACGGATTAAGAATACCTGGTAATAGACCATCAGTTGCTTTATGTGATTTTTCGGTTAATGTTCCAGTAGATGGTGATAAAGAAAAATCTGAATATTTGGGACTTTTAAAGGCGGGCGCTCAGATATCAGGAGGAGGTCAAATTTTTGAAACATTGGAAGATGTTGACTTCTCAAATCCATTCAATAGTAGAGGTGAACCAAATCGTTTAAAGATACCTAATTTCGACGGTAATAATAAATTGGTGTCTTATACCATAACTAAGAGAGAAGCGGTCGTAAACGGAGTCTCAAGGATTTATAGAAGGGTTATAACTGATTTAGACCAGAAACCATTCTTAAAACTTTATTTACCTGAACAAAACGTTTTAGGTATTGTTTCGGTTATACATAAAGAAGGTACATCATTTGGAGCGAATCCTACATCTTCAGAATTTAGTGCGTCTACCAATAAATGGTACGAAGTGAAATCTTTAATGGAGGAGAAAGTTTTTATCAAAGACCCAACTAAAATTTCAGATAAAGATAATTTTATACCGGGAACATACCTTCCAGTTACAAATAAATTTATGACCGAATACACCCCTGAAGGTTATTATTCTATGACATTTGGTTCTGGAACGGTAAATCCAATGGATAACTTAGACAATTACATCACAGGTAATTTAAAAGTTAATTTAGGTACCTATTTGAACAATGTTTCATTAGGTGCGGTTCCAAAGACAAATAGTACTTTATTCGTAAAATACAGAATAGGTGGAGGTAGAGATACCAATTTAGGTGTTAATGTTATTAACAGTGTCGATAACATTGAATTTATTGTAAATGGTCCCGTTTCATCTGTTAATACTCAGGTGATTCAATCTTTAAAGGTAACAAACGTAACACCTGCAATTGGAGGTGCCGACCAACCGACCATAGATGAAATAAGAAATATGATTTCATACAACTTCGCAGCTCAAAATAGAGCGGTTACATTGAACGATTATAAATCGGTTATTGAAAATATGCCACCTACATTCGGGGCCGCTGCTAAGGTGAATGTGATGGAGGAAGATAATAAAGTTAAAATTAAATTATTATCATACGACACAAACGGTAACTTAACTGACGTTGTATCTAATACTTTAAAAGATAACATTACAGAATATATTTCACAATTTAGAATGATTAACGATTTTGTTGAAATACAAAGTGGTGAAGTTATTGACCTTGGATTAGAAATTGATGTGGTTATTGATAGAAACGAAATTGAATCCGACGTTATTAAATCGATTATCCAAAAAACAATTGAGTTTTTCACAATTGAAAAAAGAAAAATGGGAGACCCATTATTTACGGGAGAATTGTTAAAAGAAATTGGTATGACAAGTGGTGTTGTAAACGTTGTTGACGTTAGAGTTTTCAATAAAACAGGTGGTGAATATTCACAAGCGGAGATTGCTCAATCATATAAAAACCCATCAACAAAAGAAATACAACAGTCTGATATGACAGTTTTTATGAAGTCAAATCAGATATATCAAGTAAGATTTCCAAATAAAGATATTAAAGTTAGAGTTAAACCTTTAACTTCGACTACATTTTAATTAATTTTTTTCTTATTATAATGGAAAATAGTCTGCTTTCTATTTATTATAAGAATGATACAAAAACATAGAATATCAACGAATATTGGTAAGGACCAAATTGTAAACGTCGAGATCAAACAAGATTTCGATTTTTTAGAGATTTTGTCTTTAAAGTTTACCCAAAAAGAGGTGTACACGTCTCTTTGCTCCGATTATGGAGTGGTGTGTGGTAGAGTAAGTGTAAATGACGGATTTGGTATACCAAACGCCAGAGTTTCCATTTTCATACCTTTATCATCGGAAGATGAATTAGACCCAGTTATTTCCGCTCTTTATCCATATAAAGAACTTGGGGATAAAAATGATAACGGATATCGTTATAATTTACTACCCGCAAGAAAACAACACTCAGGACATTCCCCAACAGGAACATTCCCAGACCAAACCGACATCTTAAGTAGAGAAGAAGTTTTAGAGGTATATGAGAAATATTACAAATATACTGTAAAAACGAACGACTCTGGAGATTTTATGATTTGGGGAGTCGCATTAGGTGAACAAACAATTCACGTAGATGTTGACTTGTCAGATATGGGATGTCAATCTTTAGTTCCATACGATTTTATTTATGAAGGTGTTTCACCTGAAAAATTCGACAACAAATACACTTATTTAAGTTCAAGTAACATTGATAACTTACCTCAAATCGTTTCTTTTAATAAGTCGATAGATGTTTACCCATTTTGGGGTAATGAAGATTTATGTGAAATTGGTATTACCAGAACCGATTTCGATTTAGGTGAAAACGGTGTGAGATTGGAACCATACTCTATTATGATGGGTGGTTCGGTTTCTGACTCAGGTAAAGACGCTCTGAGAGTTAATTGTAATGTTGACAATCAAATGGGTGAAAAATGTAAATTAACCACATTTAAAGGAAACATCGAAGCAATTAGATTTACTGGAAACTATGAAGAAGATGCAAATGGAAAACCAATTATAAGTAGACCAATATTAGAATATTTTCAGATTGATAGTACAATAGACGAAAATGGCGTCTTCTTTTTTAGGGTACCAATGAATACTGACTATTACATAACAAACGAATTTGGAGAGTCGGTACGTTCATTAGAAAGAAGAGGAATCCCAACTAAAGGAACTTATCGTTTTAGATTTTCTTTAGGGGAAGATACTGGAGAAAGAAATAGATTCACAGGTAAATTTTTAGTACCAAACGTTCGAGAATACCACACTAATGATAGTACATTTTTGGGTAAACACGGAACAATCAACCCGAAATCTTATACATTTAGTACTGATATAGATGATTATCCAGATGTAAATGTTATTTCTGGCACAGACCAAGATGCTATTGACGATGGTTTATTAGGGGTACCACAAGATTATTTTTACCAATTTAGATATAATAGAGTTTACACTGTTTCTCAATTCGTAAACAAATATAATAAAG